TTGGTGGCAGCGTAAGGGAGTGTTTCTGACGACGCTGTCAGAGTTTGATTATGCCGTCGTGATAGAAGACGGCCATATTGTAAAAAACAGGGTTCGACTACAGACCCCGGTGGTATGGGAGGCGGAAGAATTAACCGTTACCGTCCCCCCGGGGTTTGAATTCGATCTGGCTTCTGTCCCCTGGTGGCTTGGTGGGCTGGCTCAAAAACTAGGCCGACACCAAAGAGCTGCGTGTTTGCATGATTATCTATATCAAAAAAAAATAAGGGGTAGATCGTGGGCCGACAAGCAATTTCGATTGGCAATGGAAGCGGATCAGACGGCAGGATGGCGGCGCTGGATCATGTGGTCAGGGGTCCGCCTTGGCGGTTGGTGGTCGTGGTAGATGATGGCGTCTAAGCCGATGCCTGAAAAAGATCCGTCAACCTATTCGCTAATAACTTACGCTTGGGTGGTCATCATGTCTGGTTGGGGCGGGGTGGTTAGCTATTTGAGGAAGCGGAAATTGGGGATAATCCCGCGCTTTTCGTTCACTGGGTTCATCGGCGAGCTGGCAACCAGCGCATTCTCCGGAATGGTCACCTTTTTTCTTTGTGAGTCGGCCAACCTGGACGCGATGCTTTCAGCGGCCTTGATTGCCATTTCCGGGCACATGGGGTCAAAGGGAATTTTCTTTATTGAGAGCTATTTAAGAAACAGGCTGCATATTGACGGGGATGATCAATGAAATTGAAAACAGGGGTGATCACGACAGGCGTGGCGCCTGAATTAATCGTTGCGTTGATGGTAGCGGCGGCGGTATGGCGGCGACACGGTCAGGAGCTGGTCGTTACGTCACTTAATGACTCGCGGCATAGCGTGTCATCGCTTCATTACGCAGGGGCGGCGGCCGACCTTCGGACTCATTATTTTCAGGAAGGAATCGCGGATCAAGTGGCGGCTGATTTGCGTCAATCACTGGGGAACAATCCAGATTATGACGTGGTGGTTGAATCAGACCATATTCATCTTGAATGGCAGCCAAAACGCAGAAACTAAACACTGAGGCCCCGAGGGCCTTAGAAAACCAATCAAAGCCGGGGGCTTCGATCCATGGGGAAGGCAGCAAGGAACAAAGAAACGGGGTTGACGGACAAGGAGGACAAGTTTTGTGAACTTATCGCCTATGACCCCGACCTGAACGACAGTGATGCTTATCGCGGGGCGTATAACTGCGAGCGGATGAAAGCGACGACGATCAACCGCAAAGCGAATGATCTGAAAAATAAGGATCATATAAGGGCAAGAATCAAACAGCTGCGCGAAGAGCGGGCCGAACGGACCAAGGTTGACGCCGATTGGTTGTTGACGCGCCTTGCGTTGGAAGCTACGGCCGACCTGGCGGATCTGTTTTGTGAAGATGGCGAGTTGTTGCCGGTTTCGCAATGGCCGAAGATCTGGCGACAGGGTTTAGTCTCAGGGGTAGATAACGAGCAGCTTTACGAATACGAAGACGGGAAAAAGGTTCCGGCGGGGGTTGTGAAGAAGATCAGGTTGTCGGACAGGGTTAAGCGGCTTGAAATGATCGGGAAACATATCGATGTTCAAGCGTTTAAGGAAAGGGTCGAGCATGACCACGGGGTCGTTCGCGTGATGCCGGTCCCAACAGTTGACAGCGTTGACGGTTGGGAGGAATACGCGCAGAAGCAACAGCAAGGGTGAAGATCGAAACCGCCTGGGAGCCAATGCGCGGATCCCAATCGCTCGTTCTAAGCTGTCCATGCGATGAAATCCTTTACGAAGGAACCCGAGGCCCTGGGAAGACGGCCGCGCAGCTGGCGCGGTTCAGGCGGGCCGTTGGGGTTGGTTATGGTTCATTCTGGCGGGGGATCATCTTCGACCGAGAATATAAGGACCTGGCCGACCTGATCGTTCAGTCGAAGCGGTTGTTCAACGCCTTTGGTGACGGGGCGAAGTTCCACAAGTCGCCGACCGACCTGAAATGGTCCTGGCCAACCGGGGAAGAATTGCTATTCCGCCACGGGAAAAGCGAGGACGACTATTGGACATACCACGGGCAGGAATTGCCGTTCATTGGGTTTAACGAGCTCACGAAGCAAAAAGACAGCGACCTTTATGAAGCGATGTTTTCATGTCGCCGGTCGTCGTTCAGGCCGGAAGACTTCCCGCTTGAGGATGGGCGATTGTTGCCGCCAATACCGCTGGAAACCTTCAGCACGACCAACCCGTTCGGGGTTGGCCACGCCTGGGTAAAGAAGCGGTTTATATCCCCCGTTCCGCGTGGAACCGTTCAGCGGGATTCTCAAAAGGTATTCAACCCACAAACCGACAAGGAAGAAATAATCACCCTGACACGGGTTGCCGTTCACGGATCCTGGCGAGAAAACAAGTATTTACCCCCGGAATACATTGCGGGGTTAATGCGGATCAAGGATCCGAACAAAAAAGCGGCCTGGGTCGATGGATCCTGGGACATAACTTCAGGCGGCCGGTTCGATGACCTATGGGATGAACAAACCCACGTCATTAACCCGTTCAAGATCCCGCCGTCTTGGCGCGTGGACAGGTCCCACGATTGGGGGGAGTCAAAGCCATTCTCTAACCTTTGGTGGGCGGAGTCAGACGGGACGGCCGTTAATGTTGGGGGATCTGAACGGTCGTTCCCGCCGGGGACGCTGTTTCTGATTGGCGAGTGGTACGGATGCCCCCCTGACGAAGTGAACAAAGGGTTAAAGATGTCTTCAACCGACGTCGCAAAAGGGGTTAAGTGGATTGATTCACGGCTGACGGGGGCGGATCCTTCAAAGCCTGAAAGCGTCGGGCTTGGTCAGGTTAATTTCATGCCGGGGATCTGCGAGTCGGTCAAGCCGGGTCCGGCAGATTCGTCTATCTACAATACCGGCGATGATGAACTATCGATTGCTCAAAAAATGGAAAAGCAGGGGGTCCGGTGGGTAAAGGCCAACAAAAAGCCTGGATCCAGAATAAACGGCGCCACGCTATTTCGCGACTTGTTAACCGCCAGCATCGAGGCCCGAGAAAAGGAATCAGGAGAAGCCGAGGATCCGGCGTTTTATGTTTTCAACTATTGCCGGGGGTGGATAAGCCGGGTGCCAATCCTGACCCGTGACTCGAAAAACCCCGATGACGTGGATACTGACGCAGAGGATCACGATTGGGACGGTACGCGCTACCGGACATTGGCAGGGAAGCGGAAAGCCAAATCATTGAAAATGAAAACGGTTTTTTGAGTATCATTGCCGGACTAATGTTTTTATAGGGTGGGTGATCGATGGCAGACGTTACGTTTCAACATTCCGAATATGTCAACGCGGTTCCTGACTGGACCATGGTTGACGATGTTTGCGCCGGGGATCGAAAGGTCAAGGCCGCCGGCGCTCGTTATCTGCCTATTCCGAACCCGTTGGACACGTCAGCAGAAAACGAAGCCCGCTATGAGCAATACAAGGCCCGAGCGGTCTTCTATAACGCGACGGGGCGAACGCTTCAGGGTTTAATTGGGGCGGTTTCGCGTAAAAACCCGGCGGAGAAGATCCCGCCGGTCCTGGAATACATAAAAACCGACATTGACGGGGCCGGGGTCAGTCTATACCAGCAATCTCAAAGCGTCCTGGGGGCGGTGTTGAAGAAGGGTCGAAATGGCTTGCTGGTTGACTATCCCCACACGGAAAGGCCCGCGTCAGTGGCTGACCAGACCGCCGGGCTGATTCGAGCCAGCATTATCAGTATCGACGCCACGCAAATAATCAACTGGCGATCAACAAAAATCGGTGGGGTTCATCGGTTGTCGCTGGTTGTGATTAAGGAAGTCAGCGAAATTGAAACGAATGACGGGTTCGGGGTTAAGTGCGTTGATCAATATCGAGTGTTGAAGCTGGTTGACGGCGTTTATACGGTCGAGATATGGGAAAAGGCGGGGGACGATTGGGCTGTGTCTGCAACCTACCAGCCAGAAAACGCGGCGGGGAAGAAGTGGGCGGTGATTCCATTCACCTTCGTCGGTGCTGAAAACAATGATAAGGCGGTTGATCAATCCCCCCTGTATGACCTGGCGGTCGTTAATATCGCTCATTACAGAAACTCAGCGGATTATGAAGATAGCGCGTTTCTCGTGGGACAGGCGCAACCGTGGATGTCTGGTCTTGATGAAGAGTGGCGGGATCACCTGGAAGAAAAAGGGGTTGCCATCGGTTCTAGGACGCCTATTCTTTTACCTGAAAATGGCGCGTTCGGGATAGAGCAGGCCGAACCGAACACCATGGTCAAGGAAGCCATGGACCAGAAAGAGCGTCAAATGGTCGCGTTGGGCGCTCGCCTGGTGGAGCGTGGCCAAGCGGTTAAAACCGCCACAGAAGCGCAAGGCGAGATAGAAGCCGAGCATTCGGTTTTATCGTTGGCGGCTAAAAATGTCGGTGAAGCGTACACGGTAGCGATTCAGTGGATGGCCGAGTTCATGGGCGGGAGCGGATCCGTTCTGTTTGAACCGAACACTGACTTCATTGAACAGGAATTAACCGCCCCGATGTTGACGGCGTTGGTTGGCGCCTGGCAATCGGGGCGGTTGCCAAGTAGCGATTTTTGGGAGCAAATGCGGAAATATGGCGTCATCGATCCTGATAAGCAGGACGAAGCAATCAAAACGGAGCTTGACGAAGAGCTTCCCGGATTAGGGCTGGACGATGGCGGGGAGTGAAGCCCTTATTGAATCGACCACGCGCCATCAAGTTTACTTGGAGCGGCTGAAGAGCGGCGAAGCTAAAAAGTTCGCGACGTTCCTGAAGCGGATCGACAAAAGCATTCGCGACCGATTGACCAGCGTTGACCTGACGGAGTTCGGGCGGGGCCGGCTTGAGCGGTTGTTGAAGTCGGTTGACGGGGATCTGGTGAAGATCTTCGACAGCCACAGGGCAGAGTTAACCGGAAGCCTGGTGGACATTGGCCAGTATGAAGCCGGATTTGAGGCCCGCAACCTGTCAAATGCCATTCAACCGGATTCGTTTGAGGTGGTTATTCCGGCGCCGGCGCAAGTGAAGGCGGCGATATTGTCGGCCCCGCTATCGGTTCGAGGTCCGGACGGCGGAAAATTGCTGGATCCGTTTCTATTGGATTGGAGCCGCGGCGAACGGCAACGTTTGACCGGTGCAATTCGTCAGGGGTTTTATGAAGGCCAGACGAACTTTCAGATACTTCGCGCCATTCGTGGCACCAAGGCGAACGGTTATCGCGATGGGTTGCTGAACGTCACTTCAAATCATGCTGACGCGGTCGTCAGGACCGCCGTTCAGCATTCCGCGTCAGTGGCAAGGTTCGAGTCATGGGACGCGAATTCAGACATCCTTTCAGGCTATCGTTGGGTTTCAACCCTGGACGGCCGGACGTCGCCAGCGTGTCGGTCCCTTGATGGCAACGTGTACCAATTGGGGAAGGGGCCGAAGCCGCCAATCCATATCCGTTGCAGATCCACCACGGTTGCCGAGTTGAACGATGAATTCGACTTCCTACAGGAAGGCCGGACACGAGCAAGTAAAGACGGCTATGTTGGCGGGGATGAAACCTATTACTCGTGGCTAAAGAAGCAGCCGTTGGAGTTTCAGCAGGACGCCATCGGGAAGGTCCGGGCGAAGCTGTTACGCGACGGGGGCCTTAGCGCCGAAGAGTTCGCGCGTCTGAACCTGGGACGCAATTTCAAACCCTTGTCGCTGGCTGAAATGCAGGCGAAAGAGCCATTGGCGTTCAAACGGGCATTCCCCGAGCCAAAGGCGGCAGCAATCAAGAAGCCTGGGGCGAAGGCGGTGACCCCGGAGCCGGCGACAACGGCCTTTGTTGAAGCCAAGACGACGAAGGAAGCCGCTGAATGGGTGGTTGGCAACGGATACGTCAGCCGGGCCGACTTCGGGAAGCTAGATATAACCGTTGTTAATGAAATTAACCGGTCGTTGCATGACCATGTAGAAAGGTTCCCGGATCTGAAAGGGAGTTTCAGCTTCGTGGGATCCGGCCAATCATTAAACCGCCTGAAGTATGAAGCCAGCTATCAGCATAATCGGAATTTGCTGCGTGAGCGATACCCTGACGAGTCACAGGACTTTATTGATAAATACGCGAAGAAATACACCAAGCGAAGCAAGATGACGGGGGAGTGGGCGTTTGCGTCCCCGAAGCAGATCCAGGAGCGGTTCAACGGCCTTGACGGGATCGCATTCAATGAGAAGCACGGAAGCCCGGGCGGGTTGGAAGATCTGAAGGCGGGGTTGAAGCGAAGCATGGAGTCCGGTTTTCATCCGCCGGGGACCGACACGGTCAAATCGATCATGGACCACGAAATAGCACACCAAATCGATTACAAAATAGGACTGCGAAAGGATCCAGAAATAAAAGCGTTGTGGCAAGCCTGGAACGGGGACAAAAGCGAGCTCAGCGGATACGCGAGGACGAACATCGCTGAATTCATCGCCGAGGGTTGGGCGGAATACGTCAATTCACCGGCGCCGAGAGACTTAGCAAAAGCAATTGGAGGCATCATTGAAAAACGATTCAAATGACGCAGATCTTCCGGCCGATATAGTTAAGCAGCTGGACACGGAAGCCCCGCAACCTGGCGAGGTCTATTACGGGGAGTCTGAAGCCGAAGAAATGCGGCGTCTACACCCGAGCGAACGCCAAATTGAAAAACAGGGGGAAACCCCTGATAATTGAGCGACCATTTCCGCGAACAGGGTTCGCAAACAATGTCCCGGAGGGATGAACCATGGCTTTGAAGTTTTTAATCGATTCGCTGGACGGTCTTGATGAATCAGTGAAGGGTCTTTACAAGGCAAAGGGCGATAAATTTGAATTATCCATTGATGGCCTTCCCGAACCGGAGGATGTTTCCGGGCTGAAGGCGAAGGTCGATCAGCTTCTAACCGAGAAAAAAACCGCTTCCAAAAAGGCCGCTGAAGCCGAAGAAGCGGCCCGTTTGGCAGCCGAAGAAGCGGCGCGCAAGTCCGGCGACGTTGAAGCCCTGGAACGATCCTGGAAGGAAAAGTTTGAAGCCCGTGAAAATGAGCTGACTAGCCAGATCGAAGCCATGGCCGGGAGTGTTAATAAATTAATGGTTGATAACGTCGCTAGCTCAATGGCGGCTGAATTGGCCGTTCAGGGAAGCGCGGACATACTAATCCCGCATATTCGGCAGCGATTAAGTGCCGAAGAGCGTGACGGTTCGTTCGTTACCATGGTAAAAGGACCAGATGGAAAGCCGTCAGCGTTGACGCTTGACGACTTGAAGACTGAATTCGCAAAAAATGCGGCGTTTGCGCCGGTGATTGTTGCGAGTCAGGCGACCGGGAGCGGGGCTCACGGGGGGAATAGTGGCGGGGCCGCAAACAAAACCGTTACGCGATCACAGTTCGAGGCAATGGACGCTTCAGGGCGGTCAGAGTTTTCTAAAAGTGGTGGCGTCGTCACTGATTAATCATTTAAGGAATTCAGCCAATGGCTAACACTATCACCGGGTTAATCCCGACTATCTACAACGCCTTAGACGTTGTTTCTCGTGAGCTGGTCGGGCTAATCCCCGCCGTCACCATGGACGCACAGTTTGAACGTGCCGCCGTGGGTCAGACTGTCACGTCCCCCGTTGCGCCGGCGGCTACCGCCAGCGACATTACCCCGAACGTTACCCCGCCTGATGACGGTGATCAGGTTATTGGTAGTGCGTCGATGACGATCACCAAGGCGCGCCGTGTGCCGGTTCGCTGGAATGGCGAACAGTCAAAGGGCCTTAACAACAACGGCGCCGGCCGCAATCTGATCATGCAAAACCAATTTGCTCAGGCAATGCGAACCCTGACCAATGAAGTTGAAGCGGATCTTGCCGGTCTATACCTTGGCGCTTCGCGGGCCTATGGGGTCGCCGGAACCACGCCATTCGCTACCGCTGGCGATTTCAGTGACGCGTCTTTCGTCGATAAGATCCTGAAGGACAACGGCGCTGACGGCGACCGTCACCTGGTTATCAATACGTCCGCCAGCTCCACGATGATCGGCAAGCAGGCCCGGAATGATATTCAGGGCGGCGATTCTTTGCTTCGTCAGGGAATCATTCTTGACACGGCCGGCCTTTCAATCCGGGAATCGGCGCAAATCCTGACCCCCGCGTCAGGGACCGGCGCGTCGGCGACTACCGACACAGCCGGTTACGCGGTTGGAGCGACTGCGATTGATCTGGCAGCCGCCGGAACCGGCACGGTTGTCGCCGGTGACGCCGTTTCTTTCGCTGGCGACAGTGAAAAATACGTTGTCGTTACCGGTACGGCGGACGTTTCCGGTGGAAGCATTGTCCTAGCCGAACCTGGTCTTCGTCAGGCGATCCCGGCGTCAGCGGTCGCAATGACCGTTCATGCTGCTTCAGCGCGAAATATGGCGTTCTCACGGTCCGCGATTGCGCTGGCCACCCGTGCGCCGGCCTTGCCGGACGAAGGCGATTCCGCCGATGACCGGATGGTCGTCACGGATCCGCGCTCCGGGATTAGCTTTGAGATTTCGCTCTACAAGCAATACCGACAGGTTCAGTATGAGGTCGCGCTGGCCTGGGGCGTCAAAGCGGTCAAGACGGAACACATGGCGTTGCTGCTTGGGTAACCAAGACCTTTTGATAAGCCAATAACTAAAAGGGGGGCGGCAACCCCCCTTTTTTCTTTAATTTCAAGGAGATTCGTTATGGGGACTGTAAAGGTTGTTCCGTGGGGTGAAAATCAAGGCGATTTTGTCCTGATTGATGAAGCCGACTTCAATGAAGATCACATTCTTTATCAGGAAGGCGGCGATGACGATGACGTCGTCACTGGCGAGCAAATTGCCGAAGCCCTGGAACTGCTTGACCCGACCGATGACAACCATTGGACGGCGGCCGGGCTTCCTTCAATGGATGCCGTAGCCGACGCGCTAGGGGTTGGCGGGTTTAGCCGGGCCGATGTTGAAGCGGCCAATCCTGGGTTCAAACGTCCGGCGCCGGCTGAATAGCGATGGCGCTTGTCATAGAAGACGGGTCCGGGACCAACCAATCAGCGAATTCGTATCAGTCAACCGATGATCTGATTGCATACGCTGCATTGCGCGGCCTGGACCTGTCAAATGACCCCGTTGACGAACTTGAAGTCCACCTGGTTAAAGCGATGGACTACCTTGAAGGGAAGCGATCAAAGTTCAAGGGGTATCCGACGGCGTCAAGCCAGCCGCTACAATGGCCCCGCCGGGATGTTTGGGGGATAGCGCAACCGGGGTTGATGGTTCCGGTCGATGAAATCCCCCGCGAGTTAAGGTATGGACAGCTTGCGCTGGCGGTTGAATCCTATAACGGGATCGATCTTCAGCCTAACCGGTTGCCGGCCGACAAGGGCGCTGTCATAAGCGAGAAAGTAGAAGGCGCCGTTGAAGTTAAGTATGAAAGCGCGGGAGTGAAGCGACCATTTACCCCGGCGCTGTCCAAGGCGGAAGCCCTGCTTTCCCCGCTATACAAAAACAACGGGTTAAACCTGGTCAGAACATGAGTTTTTACGATGCAATGGCTGAAACTGCCAAGAATTTGATCGCTCAATATGGCGCCATTGTTACGATTGAACGGGACGTTGGTCGCGTTGTCGATGCGGTAGCGGGGACCGTTACCCCCGATTCAGTTTCAACCTACAAAGCAAACGGGCTTTTTGTTGAAATAACGCAAGCCGTCAGGGATTCTTTCGGCGGGAATGTTGAGTCAGGGGATCGGGCGATCATCCTGGACGCAGTCAAGGCGGTTCAGATTGGGGACAGGCCGCTTATTAACGGCAACCCTTGGCGTGTGGTCGAATTATCAACGTTGTCGCCAGCAGGAACCCCCCTGGTCTACCGGGCGTTGGTCAGAAAATGAGCTTTTCAAAGCAGCTGGCGAAATTTAACGATAAGGCCATAGGCCAAGCGACGAAATTTAAACGAGCGGTTGGGGTGGAGCTCTTCAGTAGCGTAATTTTAGACACGCCGGTCGATACCGGCCGGGCTCGTGGGAACTGGCAGACGACGACCAACACGCCGGCAACGGGGGAAACCAACCAGACAGCGGCAGAAGCGACCGCCAAGGCGGGGAATCCTGGCAGTTATGGTGCCCTGGAAGACGTTAATTATCTAACAAACAACCTTCCTTATATCGAAGGGCTGGAAATGGGCCGGTCCGGTCAGGCGCCGGCGGGGATGGTTAGGAAGAACCTTGTCAGGGTTCGCGGGATCCTTAATCGACTGGCCCGAGAGGCGAGGAAATGAGCTTTTCAAAAATAAGCGGGGCTTTAATTACTGCTTTTGAAGGCGGTGATTTCGGATTGCCGACAGCGCATGAAAATATCGATTACGACCCGACCCCCGGCACGGCATGGGCGGAGGTCTTCATTATCCCCAACCAGCCGACCGTGGGGACGCTTGGCGCGGCCGGAGAAGACAATCACACAGGGTTAATGCAAATCGACCTTAATTATCCGCCAGACAGCGGATCAAAGGCGGCCATCGATAAAGCGGATGAAATCCGCGCTTTGTGTAAAGCGGGGAGCCGCTTCAGTTACAGCGGGCAATT